AGGGTATCTGTTCCGTGAGATAGCCTCCTTCCTGAAGATATCCAGATGCAGGGCGACAACCGCGTATTATGATGTGAGATTGAGAAAGGAAAAGTTCCGCCCGATCATTGCAAGGCTGGCCGGATGCGGAACAGGAGGTGTCTAGCAGCACTGCAGGTGACGGTTCCCGCACGGTCCGGAAAACCCAGGCGGGACTATATCAACCATTTCCGGCAGGACAGGCCGCTTGAGGGGGTGTACTTCACGGACTTTGCAAGGGATATGCTTGAGAGAAGGGGAAAACGCAGGTCCGGACATTATGCCGCGGTTTATGATGCGGTCCTCCGGCACATAGACAGGTTTTCCACCGAATTCGACTGTGACATCTTCACCAATTCCGTGACGGAGGAGTTTCTGGACGACTTCATTGTCTATCTTGAGAGCCGGGGGCTGCGTCACAACACCATAGCGGGCTATGTCCAGAAGATACAGTCGCTCGTCAGAAAGGCATCGCAGTACAATTACGCCGTAGACGCCACCTATGACGGAACAGATTTGCGTGAGGAGCCGGTAAATGCCGTTTTCCTCTCGATGAACGAGATCGCAAGGATCTACTATTACAAGTTTGAGAGGCAGGACAAAAGAAAGGCCAGGGAGCGGATACGTGACCTGTTCGTCATAGGCTGTCTGACCGCTCTGAGATATTCCGATTATTCGACATTGACAAAAGACAATTTGAGAGATGGATACATCATAAAAAGGACAAAGAAGACCAATGTGGACGTCAAGGTCCCGGCTCATGATTATGTAAGGGAGATATTCGAGAAATATGACGGGAACATACCCGGAGGACTGTGCATACAGTATTTCAACAAGTATCTGAAGGTCATCATGAGGGAGATAGGGCTTACCGACAGGATCACTTTCTCCTACACGAAGGGAGGAAGGCTGGTCACGGAGACCCGGGAGAAATGGGAACTGGTCAGCAGCCATACGGCAAGAAGAAGCGCGGCCACGAACATGTACCTTACAGGACGGATGAAGACATTGGAGATCATGAGACTGACAGGGCACAGGTCTGAGCAGAACTTCTTCCGGTATATCCGGCTTACTGCGGATGATACGGCCCGGTCAATCTCCGGAGACAGTTTTTGGAGAAAATAATAATCTGCCATTTGCCGGTGTCGGCAAATGGCTCATAACAAATTAGATATGAAACAGACAACCACGTCCGAATTTAAATATTGACTCCGGATACATGGCATCCAATTAAAATGGTTGGGTACTGGTACCAAAAACAATCCAATCAAGATTAAATCAAAAAAAAAGAAATAAATAACCATGAATAGTGACAGACAGAAGATATTAACTGATTATATTTCTTACATATACACGACAGGAAGGACTTATGATACTATCGGGAAATATATCAAGCATGTCACGGATTTTTTAGAGATGGCCAAAGAAGTGAACCGCCGTGGTTATTTGAATTACAAACGTGAAAATGCTGATGTCATGGTGCGTCATTCATTAATGTGTTCAGCTATATGCGATCTATTATCCTTTCTCAACATCGGATATGGAAAAAGGGAAAAGACGGTGAAACCTTTGGAAAAGCTTGACGTCATTTCAGAGAAAAATAAGAAACTACTCCATGATTTCATAATATGGTTGACTGATAACAATGATTATTCATCTCATACTGTTGATATATATTACACATCCATAAAAATGTATTTCGAGTATGCCAATGAGGTAAACATGGATAATTGCAGGAGGTTTATAAAAAGCCTCGAAGAGGCGAAGCTCTCTCCTGCTACCATCCGATTACGTATTACAGCCATTGAGAAGTTCTCTAAATGGATGAAAAAGCCGATAGAATTAAAGAGACCTAAAATGAAACGTAAGCTGGATATTTCTAATGTTCCTACCGAGAATGAATATAATCGGTTACTGGAGTATCTGAAAACAAAACTCAACAAGGATTACTATTTCTTCATCAAGGTATTGGGTACTACAGGAGCCCGGCTCTCGGAGTTTCAGCAATTCACATGGGAGGATATAGCAATTGGCGAGGTTGTTTTGAAAGGGAAAGGAAACAAGTATCGGCGTTTCTTTTTCCAGAAGCAATTACAACAGGAGGTGAAGGACTATATAAAGGAGACAGGCAAGTCCGGTACTCTTGCTGTCGGGAGATACGGACCGTTGACTCAGAGAGGTTTTTCACAACACCTGAAAGCATGGGGTAAACATTGTGGTATCGATTCAAAAAAAATGCACGCTCATGCCTTCCGGCACTTCTTTGCTAAAATGTTCCTGAAGAAAACTAAAGATATAATTCAATTAGCAGACCTTCTCGGTCATGGTAGTGTAGATACAACAAGAATTTATTTACAGAAAAGTTATGATGAACAACAAAGAGACTTTAATAAAAATGTTACGTGGTAGTGTAGATCAGCTCAATGAATTGTCGAATATGACTGAATGTATAGATATTTATGACGCAGCTGGATATGTTGATACTGAATTTCTTATGGAAGCACTTTCCTGTATTAATACTTTCATGGATGCGAGTAATATGGTTATAACGAAAATATCTTCACTGTTAGCACCTGACGCTCCGATTGGGGAAAAGAAGAAACAGGCTGACGAAGGTAAAAAATGGAATGTAGAAGAAATACTGAAACATTGTACTCTTGAGAATAATATCCTCAAACTTCCTCAAGTTCAATTCAATAAAAAATCTTATGCCGAAGCAAAGAAGTGGATAGAAGAAGCCGGCGGCTCATGGCAAGGTGGGAAGATACAGGGGTTCACATTCCCGTTTAATCCGGAGCGTGTGTTTTCCATGCTGAAAGAGGGTAAACGGTGCAACCTACAGCAGGATTACCAGTTTTTTGAAACTCCGGCCGATGTTGCCGACTGGCTGGTTATGCTTGCCGGAGGGATATATGAGGATGATACGGTACTGGAGCCGAGTGCCGGCCGCGGTGCTCTCATTAAAGCCATTCATAGGGCTTGTCCTTCCGTAACAGTGGAATGCTATGAACTGATGCCGGAAAACAGAGAATTTCTTCATACCCTTAGCAACGTAATATTGCTTGATGAAGACTTTACCAAAGACAGTGTAGGTAGTTACACTAAGATTATTGCAAATCCTCCGTTTACCGGCAATCAGGATATAGAGCATGTCAGGCTTATGTATGATCGATTGGAAGAAGGCGGCACGCTTGCGGCAATAACCAGCCAACATTGGAAATTCGCTTCGGAAAAAAAATGTATTGATTTCCGCAACTGGCTGAAAGAAGTACATGGAGAAGTGTTTGAAATCAGCGCGGGGGAGTTTAAAGAGAGTGGCACTTCCATTAGTACAATGGCGGTAGTTATAAAAAAATAATTCAAAATAGATAAGATATGAGCAAATATCAAACAGAAGCCGGGATAGAATGTACTCCCGAAGAATGTAAGTTGATTGACTCTTTGAAACGACTTGCAAAAAAGTGGGAAAAGGATGGTAAGCGGTTATGGCTTTACAGTGCAAGCGGAGCGTTACATGTAATGATGCACGGAGATACGGAAGATAATCCTACACCGGAATTTACGCAATATGGAGGCAGCAACATTGAAAATAGTGTAACTACTATTGATGGCATATTAAATGATGGTGGAGATTGGTAATTAACTAATAACAGGAACAGATATGAGTAAAAAAAGAACAATGCAAATAGACGTAATTGAGGAAGTAAAAGGAACTCAATACCTGCAATGCAAACTGTATATAGATGGCAATTCGAGTGTTATTCTTATGAATAAAATCGATTATGAAAGGCTGTTAAGCGATAGTTTTTTTGTGCGTGATGGTAAAAATCGGGATTCAGCCGGAGTGTTGAATACTACTAACACTTTCATCGAAAAAGATTAATATTTAAAACTAAATAGAAAGGAATAAAATGGAAAATGAAGAATATTTCTGTATTGATTGCGCAAAACAACTAGAATGTTGGGGACCTGACATCAAATTAGACGACCCTGATTTATATATCCCTATAAACTGCATAGATTATCAAGAAATGAATGAGCTTTTTAATTTATAACAGATTAGAAATGAACACAACATTTGAAAAATCGTCTAATTCTACCGATGAATGGTACACACCGAAAGAAATTATAGATGCATTAGGGAAGTTTGATTTAGATCCATGTGCTCCGGTTAACCCACTTTGGGAAACAGCCACACAAATGTATAACAAGAATGATGACGGACTATCGCAAGAATGGAAAGGTCGTGTATGGCTCAATCCGCCTTACTCTCGTCCTCTTATTGAACGGTTCGTTAATCGGTTGGCAGAGCATGGTAACGGAATTGCATTACTCTTTAATCGTTGTGACTCAAAGATGTTTCAAGATGTAATATTTGAGAAGGCAATAGCGATAAAGTTTTTGCGTAATAGGATTCGTTTTTTTCGCCCGGATGGTACGCGCGGAGATTCACCCGGTTGTGGTTCCATCTTAATCGCTTTTGGTGAAGAGAATGCAGAGATACTAAGGACTTGTTATATAGCAGGTAAGTATGTACGAATCAATTAACGTAAAACAGAGAAGAAAGAGGATAATCGAGATAGTAGCGAACTTACTTTCTTTTTGGATACCAAAGATTTGTCCTACCACTATCATAGAGAGTGGTCAACAGAAAAATGGCATGGAGAACGTCTTGGGTTAAATGCAATAAAGTTTTTGATTGAAAAGGGCTATGATGTGCCAATTTATTAATTCAAATATGAACAGAAATGAAAAAGACTTTTAAACAATGGGTAAAACAGGATAAAGACTTGGATGACTTTTTATCGCCAGGTGATTATATTGACGAAAGGTTATATAACTATATAGGGGAAATCATACCTCCTGCATATTACTCAAGAGACTTTATACAAGGATGCGACGCCATTAAAAATGAAGGCGATGTATTATTCTACATTACAGCACACAGAACCGTTGATAATCGGTACTTATATCTCGGTGTTTTACCGGAATTTAAACAATAATTCAAAACAAGATAAAAAATGAGTAAATCAGAAGAATATATTGAAATCAAGAGTTTTGTGGTAGTCAATCCCAACTTCCCGGTTATCACAA